GTTAAAGAATATGATATTTATTTTGGTGGACAAATAACCCATCAGCGTAGACAACAGTTAGCAGAAGTCATGCCAAGTCTACCAAATGCCCTCTATAGGCCCACAGAAGGCTTTGCCCAGGGAGAACAGCCTAAAGACTACTACCGCACTCTATCAAAGGCTAGAGTTGTTCCAGCCCCTGCTGGTGCCCAGGTTATAGACACCTTTAGATTCTTTGAGGCTATTGAAATGTTGGCTTTGCCTGTTGGTGATCGTGTTGACTCTAAAGGTAAAATGATTGATTATTTTAATTATGTTTACCCTGCAGGAATTCCAATTGAAAAAGTTAAAAACTGGAACCAACTGCAAGAAATGCTTCCTAATCTTATTAATAATTATCCAAACAATATGCATCAAGTTGTTTGTTGGTGGATTAAATATAAAAGAGATTTTTCTATTAAAATAATGAGGGATTTGTATGAATAAAAATGATGTAACTATTATTGTTGTTACTTCTGTTCTGCCAAGTCACCCAGATACGGAAATAATTGATGAGACAATTTCTACCATTAGGGCACACTTTCCTGACAATGAAATTATATTGCAGATGGATGGTTTACGTGAAGAGCGCTTATCTCGTAAAAAAGATTACGATGAATACAAAAATAAAGTTTTGTGGAAATGTTTGCATGAATGGAAAAATGTTTTGCCAATAATTTTTGATGAGCACAGCCACCAAACAACAATGATGGAAAAAACAATTGATATTATTAATACTTCTGTAATTCTTTATATTGAGGGAGATGCTCCAATTACTCCTGACTGTGAAATTGATTGGCAAAAATGCTTAGACATGATTGAATATGAAAAGGCTAATACTATTAGGTTTCACTTTGAAGCATTAATACCAGAGCCACACAAACATTTAATGTTTGGAATTGAAGATGGTTTTATGAAAACTGCTCAGTGGAGTCAAAGACCACACCTAAGTACAGTTAAATATTATAGAGATGTTATTCTTCCTTTCTCTGAAGATAAAACTTTTATTGAAGATAGGTTTCATGGTAAGGTTCAAGACGATATTTTGCCTTACGGAGAATTTGATCAAGTAGGCTGGAACAAACATAAACTTTGGATCTATCATCCAGAAGGAAGCATCAAACGATCTTACCATTTAGATGGTCGCCAAGGTACACAAAAATTTACGGTAGATGATGAAGCCTGGGGATATAAAGAATGAGACTAGGAATTATTGCAAGATCAGATAATACTGGATTAGGTAATCAAACAAGAAACCTTGTCAACATGCTTAATCCAGACAAGATACTTCTAATTGATTCAACATATTTTAATGAAAATAAACAACATCCTGAATGGTATTCTGGCTATGATTGCATAACCACAAGCAGGGGGTTTGCTACCAGAGAAGAGATTATTCGTTTCCTTGATGGCATTGATGTTGTACTAACCTGTGAGTCTTTTTACAGCAGCATTTTTCTTAGTCTTGCCGATAAAAGAAAAGTAAAGACAATCTTACAATATAACTATGAATTTTTAGACTTAGTGGTTGACCCAAACCAAAGAATGCCGAGCATGCTTTTATCTCCAAGTGTTTGGAATATTGAACAGGTAGAGAAGGTATTGGGTGGTTTAACTAAGGTAGTTTATCTTCCTCCTCCTATTGATCCCGTTGCATTTTCATCACAAAGAGAAACTAATATGTCCAAAACACATAATAAGATTCTTCATATTGCTGGTAAGTTTGCCTCTAAAGATAGAAACGGCACTAGCACGGTCATTGATATGCTTAAATATTCAAGCGCTGATTATGAATTAGTGATAAAAAGCCAGACTCCTATTGAGACTGACTGCAATGATTCTAGATTAACTATTGATGTTTCAAATACAGAAAACCATGCAGACCTCTACGCTGGATATGACGCAATGGTTCTTCCTAGACGATATGCTGGTCTCTGCTTACCTATGAATGAGGCTCTTATGAGTGCCCTGCCAGTTTTCATGACCGATATATCTCCAAATAATTTTATACTTCCAGCAGAATGGTTAATAGAATCAGAAAAGATTGATAGGCTTCTAACTAGAATGACTCTTGATGTTTACGGGGCAGATCCTAGGAAACTTGCAACACGGATTGATGATTATGTTAATAACATAGACAAAGAAAAAGAAAAGAAAAAAGCATACGACATAGGCATGCAAAATTTTTATATTGATACGCTTAAAGATAAATACTTAGGCGTGATCAATGATGTATTCGGTTGAAAAATTACGTTTTAATTCAATAAGATTAACAAAAGTTGCTTTATCATCTTTAATAAATTGAATCTGAGTGTCTAATAGAGTTATCTTGTAATCTGTAAACTTTAATATATAATGCGAGAACCAAAGATCATCAATGATGTGATACTCTTCTGGACATTGAAACAGTTTATCTTCTAAAAATATCTTAGACGAACAGATTAAACCACCAGTTCCAGCATAGTTCCCTATTTCTCTTGGTCTTAGTCTAACCTTTTTCCAGTAGTCTTTTTCAAATTTATGAGCATAGAAAGATTTTACATACTTTTCATCATATTGAGTGTGGCAGTCTTGAATAAAAGAATTAGGCAAAACTTCATCATCATCAACAAAAATTATCTTTTCATATCCTTGTTCTGCCAATTCTTTAGCAAGATAAAACCTTGCAAACTGTTTATATTTATTTTCATAATTTTTTATAAAGACGTTAACTCCAAGATTTTCTCCATACTTTTTAAAGTATCCAGTTAACTTAAAATCTTGGTCAACTGCATTATTTACAATATAAAAATCAAAATCTTTGTTATTCTGTAATTGTATCTTTTGCAACAATTTAGGCATGTTTGTAAGTCTAATGTACGTGCACATAATTAATGCAGTGTTAGACTTTGGTTTAATTTTATCTTGATATATATATGTCATAGGATAAAAGAAAGAGAGGGATAGGCCAGATAGACATATCCCTCCCTAAAGAATTACTTCTTTGGTGCTGCCTTCTTAGCAGCCTTCTTTACAGGTGCCTTTGCAGTCTTTAGAGCCTTCTCTACTTCCTTAGCATCTGGCAATACGCCAAACGCCTTGTCATTAGGGTTGATTGCTCTGATTGCAACGGGTGCAACTGCAGCCACTAGTGCTGTCCATAGATCCTTTGGATCTGTTACGCCAGCCATGTAGAGTGCTAGACCTGATGCAAGTACTGAGCGACCATATGATGCTAGTAGTGCCTTTAGTTGTTCTGTATTCATTTTATTCCTCCTAGGATATAACTCGTGTTAGTAATGTAAAGCCGATCCACAGACCAATAATTCCTGCGACTCCCGCAAAAACTGGTGGTGCTGGTACTGGCAATTTGAATGCTGCGAACACGACACCGCATCCAAAACCTGTTAGTATAGATAGTATAACATCTTTCATTCTATGAATACTCTTTTCTTTTCCATATATTTTTTTTATAATAGCCTGAAATTACAGCACTTATTTTTCTTTGTAAAATCGTAGACTCTCTTAGTAGATTTTTATTTTCTTTTACTTTCCAATTTTCTCTTTTAAAAGGAATAATTTGCATTATCGGAGTTCCTGCAGGAATAATTCCCTCAAAACCATCTTTAATAAAAAATGGATAATTCCCTGGACCCATAGTTGCAACCTCGTTATCCACAATTGCAGACAATCCAAAAAATGGCAAATCATTTCTATTTAGTGGGTGAGTTATAAGGCAACTATATCCAGTAGGAACTTGAATTGTATATGGAAATCTCCAAGCAAACTGAGTTGGACTACACCCCATAGGTATTGGTAAATTAATATTACTGCCAGATTCACGAGCAAGCACAGGGTCTGGACCAGAGGCCCAAGTAACAACAGGAAAATTATTTTGTTGTCTTACACGAATATCTGTCCAAAGTTCAATAGTATAACCAGAAGTCATTGCATCTAAAAATGGAATGCAAGTTTTAAAAGATTTACTTATATCATAAGACTTTTTAAGTGGATCTTTTCCATTCCACATATCTTGATCTTTATACCATTGCGGAATTTTAGACTTTATTGTATTTAAGTCTGGCAACCATTCTTCAAACTTTCCAAACTCTATATTTTTTTTCATAATGAATCTTCTTTCGGCAAAAACTTTTTTAATTTTTCATACTCTTCTACAATTTTTTTCATTGAGTGATAATTCGGCATCATTGCACCCACTGCCCCATACTCTTTAAAGTAGTTAACTTCAGGCTCAACTTCACTTATGAAGTTATTTATTCCTAACTGCACATCTTCAATGTACTGGTACGCCCAGTCACGAGAATCTGAAATAAATTTAATAAAGTTTTCTTTATGAACGCTATCATCTAGTTTAATTTTAGATTCTTCAACTTCATCTACTAACTTTTCAAGAATCATCATGTCAATAAATAATTTCTGATATTGTGTACGAACTTTGCTAAAGTTATAAAAAAGAACTAAATAGGCAAAACTCAAAGAAAACAAACATGATGAAAGAATGACAACACTGATGCTCATAATGTCACCGTTACTCCGCAGACTGAGCAGCCACTGTAAGATTTGCCAGTAAAAGGACAAGAAACTTTTTCTT